GTTCACCTTCTGCTTCTTAGCGAGGCGGACGATCTCCTCCATCGTGTCCTTGCCATACCCACCGGGCAGTCCTCCGGCCTCTAGGCCGTACAGATACCCGTTAAGCATCTTTACGACCGCGTAGGCTGTTTCGTCCGCACCGCGGCCCGAGGGGTCAATCGCAAGCACGGAGCCCGTATAAGCGATCCACGACCCCGTAATGGCCATCGGCCTGTAGTACCTGTCGCCGTTGAAGCCGACGCACGGGCTGTCCATGACCGCATTACGCATGTCTGCCGCCCAGATCGGCTTCTCAGGGGCGACTTCGTCGTTCAGGGCCATGACGATCAGATCAGACAGTTTGAGCGGATACCGATCAACGTCGCTCAGCGTCGTGTCCAGCATGAACTGGAGGTCGAATCCAGACCGCCCGTAGCCGAGCTCACGCTCCTTCAGGCCGAACTCGTCGAATCGGGTCGGCTCCGTAGGGGTCATGTCATCCGGCCCCCCGGCAATCATCGGGGCGAGACGGGATCCGTAAGTAGCCCGACGCCTAGGATCGGGGTAGCGGGCGGGCCAAATCCTGATCGTGTAGCCACGCTCGGCCAACAGGTTGTAGATCGACTGCTCGGTCTGCGGGGTTCCGAGGTAGATGATGTCTCCACCCGGCTTCAGGACTGCTTCAAACTCCTTGACCGTCTCCGCAAGCTTGTCTCGAAGCGTGATCGTCGCGCTGTTGTTCGAGCTCTCTACGTCGTCAGCGATGATCAAGTCAGCACGGCTACCAGTGATCTGGCTCGTGATTCCCTTCGACACGACGGACGGCGCATGGCTAGCCGGAGCGGGCCCAACGTCGAACGCGATCTTCGAGTTGCGCTGGCTCTCCTTCGGACGCAGATGCTGGAGCATCGGCATCTCGTGGATCAGCCGAAGGGTGAAGGTGCTAAAGTCATCTGCGCGTTGCTTAGACGCGGAGACGACCAGAATGTTCTTCGTCGGATCAAGGAGTAGCGTGTGCACGACAAAGGCACTCGTGATCCAGCTCTTGCCGACCCCACGGAACGCCTCAATGATCCGGCGTTTCGGCCCATGCTGAATGTAATCAGCGATGTCGTACTGAATAGGCGTAGGGTCTGGGAGCCTGAGGTGATCCCAAACGAGGAACAGGAAGTTCCTGAAGTCCTTGAGACGCGGATCCAGATTCACGCAGCTTCCGCCTCAGGGTCGAACGGGAGGCTCTTTGCGAGGTTAGCCAGCGGTTCCGACTGACTAGCCATCGCGTCGATCCCGTTGTCCTTCAGGAATTGACGGGCAACCGACAGATCCGCAGCAGTCGCGGAGCCGTCTTCGATCCGCCGAAGGAGGTCGGCAGCGACCGCTTCGTGCAGGGAACTAAGCATCTTGTCAAGCTTGTTCATGGGATAGCCTTCATAAGAGCAGTGATTCCGGCGGAAGCGACCGCGCCGACAAGCGCGGCCATGCCAAGGATGAACGAGCGGGAGTGTTCCAGCTCACGAATACGCTCGTCGTGCGACTTGATCTGCTCCTCTTGGATGCGCTGCATCTGCAAGATCGCGTCCATCTTACCTTCAAGACGACCGAGGGCAAGCATGACTTCCGATTCGTTGTGAAGAGCCATTAGACCTTCGTCCTGTTCTTTGCGCGAATCGCATACGAACCGCCGAGGCTCATTGTGACAATTTCGGTCGGAGTAGTGATCGATGGGAGAGTGAAATTCGTCGTCGTCTCTCCAAATGATCCGCCGATTTCGGCATACAGCGCGGGGTAATTCGCCTTGAGGACGGAAGTTCCGTCACAAGCTAGCCAACCCGAGTCAACAGAAAACTGGGAGTCATTTACAAACAGGACGATCATACCGATCGGGAAGTTGTCGTTTAGTCCCGCGTTCTTGATCACGGTGTCAACATTCAGGACTTGCGTCGTGATGTCCGTGCGGAGGACGTTCTCCGTCATTGCTGCGTTGATCTTCGTAGGCATTGTTGCTCCTTAGGCGATGCGGATTGCGAAGCCACCGATCTTTTGACCGTTTGCAGCGGTGTATCCGGGAATAGTTGAAATCTGGGCATTGTGAGCCATAGTCGCCAAATGCGATGAGTCATATGCCCCTGCCCCGCCGTGGACGAACCAAACAACCGCCCAAGTTCCGGCAGTAATGTTGCCATTCACCGTTGAAAGCAAGGTCGTTCCGGCGGATGCTCCAACGGTGTGAGACAGCGGAACCCAGCGACCAACCGCAGTTCCAGACAGTACCGGATATCCAATAGCGTTAATAGCCGCTTGTCCAGCCTGAACGGTCGAGGCTGCAAGAACACTTCGTCCAATGGAGGTGCAAGAAAGCGATTCGATTGCTCCAGCACCCGCCGTAGATCTTCCAAGCACCGTATCGGTTGCGATTGTCGTCAGTTTGGAAAGCGCGATCTGCGCGGCAGCGTCCACATCCGCGTTGACGATCGTCGTCTTAGTCGCAAGACTGCCGAGTCCGAGCGTATTGCGCTGAGCCGTAATATCTGCGTCATCAAGCAAGGCCCGACCAGCCGGGGTGCAAATGATCTCTTCCACATCCCCTGCACCAGCCGTAGAACGCCCAAGCACCCTGTCGGTGGCCGAGACATTCTGCATCTTGGCGTAGGTCACGGCATCATTAGGGATCTTCGCGGTCGTAACCGCATCTGCCGCAATCTCGCTAGATCCAACCGCATTAGCAGCAATCTTCGCAGCCGTAATCGCATCATTCTGAATCATCGCAGAAGTGACGGACTCGTTGATGTTTCGAGCGACGCCGAGATTGCGGATGTTGACCGCAACGCCATTGCCGACGTTCGCGTCAAAGTCAATGCTTGCCGTAACTCCGTTAGAAATGATCGTGTAAGTATCCGGGTGCTGGATGACGCCGCCGACTTCCACGAGGAACATCTCTGCGGTCGTGCTCAGCGGAATCGGGCTAAGAGCGTAGACATCAGTGCCAGTTCCGGTGATCGCCCAGACCTGAGGAGTCGTCGTCGCCCCGCCGTACAGCGTTGCAGCCGTCAGCTGGGCCATCGTGACCGCATCCTGCGCGTTCAGACCGTCAGCGACCTCGGAGATCCGCTTGCTCTGCGCCGTCCAAGTAGAGCCGTCGTCCGAAGGAGCGAGAGCTCCGCTTCCGGTGTCGTCAGACTCCTGCACGATATACAGCAGCTGCTGCGTGTTGCGGTCGAGATCAGATGCGGTCAGAACCGATCCATCATTGAAGTCCACGAGCGCGACGTTGTTCGGCGAAGCTTGAAGACCGGGGGTCTGACGGTAGATCTTCAGCCGATCCGCGGCGACGAGAGCAGCCGTAAGCGTGATCTGCTGGGTCGGAGAGGTGCTGAGGGTGTAGTCAGTACCAACAGTCAGCAGCGTTCCGTTCTTCTCAACCTTGATGTGCGCGGTAGAGATGAACGGGAACGTGAAGTTGTAAGGCCCGACTCCGGTCTGGTTCGTGTACAGAACATAAGAAAGCGGCATGTGTGCTCCTAATTAGCGAGTCTTCGACTCTTCCGGCAGATTGCTGCCGAGCTTCTCTTCGAGAATGGACAGTCCTTGGCCGAGGATGTAGAACCGCCCACCCGGAATCGACATCCGGAAGTTGTGCAGATCCTTCTGACTGTAGTCATAGTCAGAGTTGAGAAGCGCACGGGCGGGGCCACGAGCCGCCTTGTACGCACGGTCAATCACCGCCCACGCAGGGGTAGCGGTCAGGTCGAGGGGGTTGGAAGACAGCCCGGTGTATCGGATTCGATCTCCGAACGTGCTGCGACCGAACGCGAAGTTCGAGAGGGCGTCAGTAGCGGCGATCAGGATGAAGTTCTCAGTCGGGCCGGATGCGAACATCGCAGCCGCAGCTTCCGCGCTGAAGTTCTCGTCAGCGAACTGCTTCTTCTTCTTCGGATCCTGAATCGCGGCGTAGTCAAGACGCTTACGCGCTTGCTGAGTCATCATCGCCATGAAGCCCGTCAGCAGATACTCCTTGAGCACCGTGCGGTCGCCGCGCTGCATGGAAGTCTTCAGGAAGGCGTCGATGCCCTTCAGGTTGAACGTGCGGAACTGCACCATCAGCTTGCCAACCGGGGTAAAGAAGAACTTGTGGAAATCTCCGCGGGTCGGAGGATCCTGAATCGTCGCGATCGTCCCACGCTCAATGAACGTCAAGAAAGACCGGAACGTGTCCGTATCCCACTTGTCCTCGTTGAGCGCGATCACGCGCCCCTTCTTGTCAACATCCGCGAACTTCTTGACCGAGGCGATCACCCGCTTGTACTGCTCCGGGGAGATGCCCCACTGCTTGACGAGCGTCTCGGCAAAGTCCGCATCCCCAGCCGTACCGATGCGGTACATCCTTTGAATCAGCGACATCGCCGTCAGGTGCTGGGTAGCCGAGGTAATCGGGGCTAGACCGCTCAGATCGGCGAAAGCGAAGACTGCGGCATCCAGATTCGCGTCGAGCTTGGACAGCTTTCGAGCCATGCTCTGATACCAACCCTGCCGGATCTGGGGCGGGTACTGGTTAAGAGTGTCGTCAATTCGGCCCGTAGTACGCCGGATTCGGTCGGAGGCGAGTCCGAACGTCTGCTCAAGGAGCTGGGTCACTTCGTTGACAGGCTCACCCCGGCGGGCAGACTGAACGAGCTCCTTGACGACCGGAAGCTGCGACCACACGGCGCGGAATCCAGCCCGAGCGACCGTGCGAGAAAGCTCGTTGATCTGCGCGAGGGCGAAGTATGAGCCGTTCTGGAGATACGAGATCTTCATCAGGCGACGGGCATTCTCGGAGAACAGAATGCTGATCGTGTTGTCGCCGCTGAAGTTCGTCGGATCAGGCTCACTTCGCATGTTCGCCCGGAGCTCACGAAGGGAGCCGATCTCTGCCTCCAGATCGTCCGCAGTCATCGTCTTTCGGTTCTTCTCCCGCACATACTCGACGATGTCTTCCCATCGGTTGATCTTGTCAGCGAACTCCTCGCCGTCACGAGCTGCGACCTCTGCCTTGAACCGAGCGACGAGCTTCGTCTCGCCGATCGCGCCAGCTACGGAGCGCGTATACGAGCCGAGAGCGGTCGCAACGTCCGTCTCGACGAAGGACGACAAGGAAGCCCGAGAGCCGTCCTGAAGGGTCGTGAGAGGGTCTGCACGGAACCTGTAGCGGACGCGGGGGGTCAGGATCGCACCGGACGGATCCTTCGGCTTCTTCATCTCGCCGAGGACTTCCAGCACCTCCTCGTCAAGATTGAACACGGACGCCTTCCGCTCACCGCGGGCAAGCTTCACGAGCCGCTCTGCAAGCAGCTCAGCAAGGGCGTCCGCTTGACGCTCGTCGATGTCCGTGCGATCAAGGGCGTTCAGGAGGACGCGCTTGAGCTCCGGCTGGCCGTGCTTGAGCACGAAGGCGTCGATCGCATCCCAGCGGTACAGGCGGGGGAAGTAATTCGCGTCAGCGACGAGGTTCTCGAAGCCGACGACCTTCGCCTTCTTCGCCAAGTCCGCAAGCATCGCGAACTCCTTGCGGGCAGCTGCTGCGGCTTCGACGACACTCTTCTCGCTGTGAGTTCCGGGGGCGTGGATCTCTTCGTAGACCTTCTTGCTGAACTCCGTCTTCTTGTCGTGACGGAACATGTTCTTCGCACGTTCCGTCGCGGTGATGTTCTTGATGTCCTTGCCACCCGTCGCGTACTCGTTGAATGCGCGGTTGTAAGTGCGGAGGAACCGAGCTTCGCTCACCGCCTTGATGCGGTGGACGTACTCGTTGACCGTCGTCGGCTGCGCGATAAGACGACCGAACTTGTCCTTCGGAGCGACGCGGGTGAAGTGCATGTTGTACGCAAGCCACCGGATGTCACCAGCGACAGACTTCATCGCTCGGACGCTCTGGTTGAGCATCGTAGCCCCGACGCCAGCAAAGCCGTCGATCTTCGGAGCTTCGGCCCAATCCTTGCTCGTGCCCGTAGGAGCAACATCGGGGATGTTCAGGGCGTCATCGACGCCTCCACCAGTAATCTCACCGGAGGAAGCCCGAAGCAGCGTGTTCATAAATTCTGATTCAGCCGCCTGACGCGCCGAGACTTCGTTCACGAGAATCTTCTCGAAGACGTTCGAGACGGCGCGATTCGGCTTCTTGCCAGAGAGAATGCGCGGGTCATTGAGGCCGTCATAAGTACGGGCCAAGAACGACCGCACCTTCTCGAACACCGGAATCACGTTCTCCGGGATATCGCCCATCTCTCCCGTCATCAGCCAACGGAAGAAGCCGTTAGCGAACTTCCGATCATCTCCGGCCTTCCACGGAATCGCACGGGTCATTCGACCACGGCGAAGACCTCTCTCGAATGCGCCCGGAATGAGGCCCGGAGCTTGCTTTGCAGCGCGGAGGCCGACGCCAAGCCAATCCTCAATGATGCCAACGTCATCGTCGGTGAGCCCACCACGCATCGTCTCAGGCATGTCTGGGTTGAACAGGCGACGACGGATGACTGCGGCAATACCACGAAGAGCGACCTCAGGATTCGGGCTGTCGTTGTAGAACGACCGAAGAATCGCTCGGCCATCTTCAAGGAACTCGACCGTTCCCATCTCCATGCCGTTAGCGATGAACCTCTCAGTCTTGACGACACCCTTCATCTTTCGACCACCGACCGCAAGATTAGTCCCGGACAGATCAATGCCGAGAGCATCGCCAAGGGCAACCATAGCCCCCGCGTCTTCCGTAGAGGTGTTCGTCGCAGTAGCAAGACGCTGCACGAGATCGTCAGCGTTGAAGCGCGGCGGAAGCTGGTAGCCGCGGTTCAGCAGATCACGCTCCAGCTTACGACCAGAACGGGCAAGCTCAGAAGCGAGAACAGACCGCCCAGCGAT